CGTTCGAGATCAAAGCGAAACGCCAGCCCCTCTCAGGAAGCTTGGGAGGAGAGTATAGCGGCGACATCAAGCTCGAACTCTGCGGATTGGAACTGGTAGGTGAAGTGAAATACAGAGACACCTCTGGTTTCCCTAGCCCGTTCACTGTTCTCGATAACAGGAACATGGCTTTCTATAAAAGACGGAGAGGAACTCCGCAAACTATTGTCATCTTTGATGGTGACGTATTCCAACAACTAATGGAGAACATCAATGACCGATACGGTAAAACAGACTGAAGCAATCAAGGCACACCTTGAAGAAGGCAATACAATCACAGCCATCGAAGCGCTGAATAAGTTTGGTTGCTTTCGATTAGCATCCCGCATTCATGATCTAAAGACCGAAGGATACGTGGTCGATAAGATCATGGTAACTGGTGAGAACAACAAGCGTTACGCGCAATACTTCAAGGCAAAGTAAATGTCATTCGTTCATATGGCTGCTGTAATGCAGATGAAGATTGGTGATCCAGCCGCCAAGCTTGTGTTGCTTGCGCTTGCTGATCGAGCAGACAAAGAGACGGGCCAGTGTTGGCCCAGTCTCGCACGCATAGCTGAAGACACTGAGTTAAGTGTGACAACAGTTAAGCGAAGACTAAACAAACTCGAAGAGCGTGGACTTATCAGACGAGACCAAAGAGATCACAACTCTACGTTGTATACCCTAGCTCCCACAGAGCCAGGGGTGGGTCTCACAGAGCTAGGGGGTTGGGTCTCACAGAGCCACGAACCTACCAATGATAATCTATCAAAGAACCTAAATGATATACTCATCAATCAACAGTTCGAAGATTGGTGGCAGCATTACCCTAAGAAGGCAGGCAAGGGTCAAGCCCGTGTCGCCTATCGAGCAGCAGTTAAAAAGGTGACACATGATGAACTGGTTGAAGCGGCTGATTGCTTTTCTCAGCAATGCCAATACAAAGAAAAGCAATTCATCCCTTACGCATCCACTTGGCTCAACGGTGAGCGATGGCTTGACGAAGATGAGACAACGTCAGCTTGGGGGGACATCTGAGTTACTCGATGACCTTCGCCAAGTGCAAGTGCTTGATCAATATCTACGGAGAAAGAAATGAACTACGATCAACGTATCGATTACATTTTGAATTGGTTTCGCGACAACATACTCACTCGCTTCACCCCACCCACAGGGACCAATGCCAAAACCTTAGCGAATGATATCGTTGAAGCAGTGAACAGCAACATCCCATCCAACCTAACCAAAGAGCAAATGGACAATATCTTGTCCTCATTGACAAAAGATATTGTCCACTCGGCTCGATCACGCACTCTGCCAGTGACCAAAGACTTCATCGCTTCGACTAGAAATGCCTCTCAGAGGCTCAGAGAGAGCGCTGGAGCGGCGTTGGACAGTTCTTGGTCCCTAGACCTATACCAGCTCACAGCGCGGCGCGTGCGGGCAGGAGAAGCAATAGCCGAAGCGTTCCTCTTTGGCAGGCAAAGAGAAGAACTCAAGGCACGAACTGGGATTACTGATGCCGACCTCGAAAAATATATTGATCCCACTGCACATAAGCAGTAGACTGTGGATAAAGGAGAACAAAAATGAATAGACAAGGATTTATCGGAGGCTCTGATTGCGTCCGTATTATGCAAGGACACTGGCTCGAACTCTGGCAGATCAAGACTGGACGCGCAGACAGTGAAGACCTTAGCGACAATCTTGCTGTGCAGCTTGGAGTTTATACTGAAGACTTCAATCTTGAATGGTTTCAAACGCATCAAGATGTTTTGATTTTTGACCAACAGGTTGCAATTGAAGACAATATAAACAACGTTCCAGTCAAAGGAACTATTGACGCAATATGCTTGCACGAAAATGCAATTGTCGAAGCCAAGCACACTAACTCCTATAACAATATGGAGTCTGTAATTGAATATTATATGCCGCAAATACAGCTATACATGCGCCTTGCTGATTGTAATGGCACTTATATGTCTGTGATTTTTGGCAATAATAAATGGGAGTCGGCTTATGTCTCACGAGATGATGAGTATTTCAATTCTATGTGGGCGGTGGTGTCAGACTTCTGGAGTTACGTTGTTCGCGATGAAGAGCCGATTGGTATTGACACACCGACACTCTCAACTGAGCGCATTGCGGTGGACAACATGGTCAAGCGAGACGCGAACAAAGATAACTATTTCATCTCTGTCGCCAACGACTACATCGAACATGAGCAAGCGGCCAAATCATTTGAGACTGCTAAAGCCCAACTGAAACAGATGGTAGGTGACAATGAACGCGAAGTTTATTGCGACCTATTGACTGTCAAACGAGACAAACGCGGATCACTGCGCATCACAACGAGGAAGTAAACAATGAGTAACATGGACATTTGGAATAAGCTGTCGAAGTCAGACCCAAAGTATCTCAAGGAGGTTAGCTTTGGTTCTCGCAGCTTTACCGCAATCGACCCGCAATATCAGGTGCGGATGATGACAGAACAGTTCGGCCCTGTCGGTGATGGGTGGGGTTGGCACAATGAAACCCAGTTCATTAACCTAGCTAATGGTGACACGGCTGTCGTTGCCAATGTCACTGTCTGGCATGGATCACAAGGCAATGCCTTTGGCCCCTTCACTGGATGCCGCAAGTTCTTCGACGCAGAGAAGAAGCGAATGGCAGAAGACGCACCGAAGATGGCTATCACTGATGGCCTAACCAAAGCCCTGTCTCACATTGGGTGTAATGCCGATGTGTTCCTTGGAGAAATGGATGGCAACAAATACGCCGCCGATAGCAAAGCAGGTGGCAACACAGGAGTAGACCCATGGTAGATATTGATGACCGCATTCGCTTACTCGCTGAACAATGCCAAGACAATTACCTCGCGGCATTCATGGACAAAGAAGAACTCATGCTAACTGACGTTGGCAAACTTCAAGCAATCCAAAAGAAAGGCAATCAGTATTGGTTGATCTTTGAATACGAAGAACTGGACGTTACCTGTTTCTTTGATTTAGTCGCCATACTAAAGCGCCTCCCCATTCGTAGCTAAGGTTTGGACGCCTGAGAAACCTGACCGGGGCGGCGGGTAGCTACGAACCGCCCCACTTACCTTAAATACAGGAGCCAAAAGCATGGCAGATTACGACAACACAGATAAAGGCGCAGCCTTTCCGCCCTTTGAAACACAGCGTCTTATCTTGCAAGGCAAGATCAATGACAACGGCAAAGAAATCAAAACAGTTTTGGTTGCCGATCAAACTCGTGACGGAAAGAAACTGATCGAGGTCTATGAAAAAGTTGGGACGTTGTTTGAGAACGACAAGAAAGGCAATGAGAATGCGCCAGATTATACAGGCCCATTGGGTATGATGCGGCGCATTGCAGCTTGGCGGCGTATGAAAGATAACAAACCATACATGACCTTCTCAGTTTCAGATAAGCAAGCACAGGGACAGCAGCAATCCACAGTCGGAACAATGCAACCAGTAGGACAAGCATTGCCAAACGACAGCATTCCGTTCTAAGCTTAACCCGTTCTCCTCGGACTATTGTCTCGATAACTTGGGGGCGGGTAACACCGCCCCCCTTTTTTATGGAGTAACTATGGACGACCTTAAACACATTGCAGCGCAGCGCCTCGAGCGCAAACTCAAAGCATTGCGCGAGGAAGCGAAGCAACGAAACAGACACACCCTTGCCCAGCATTTCGATGAATGTTTGTGGCTACTATCAAAGGCAATAACCGATGCAAGAACAACAGATAAAACAATTCAAGAGCCGACTTCAGATAGCTGACGAATACGCCAGTGAGATGGCTGAACTGTTTCAAGTAAACAAAGAAGATATACTCAAGATGTCTCGAGGTTCACCACGCCATTGCGCTGCGCGCTTCTGTCTTTATGAAAAGCTGCGCCAACGTAAGTGGTCTTACCCTATGATTGGGCAAACTCTCAGCCGAGATCACCAGTCAATCTTCAATGGCATTCGCAGAATTAAAGACGCTCGAACAAACCCAAACAATACCTACTACACATATCTCAAGGAGGTGGGGCT